ACAGGATCACCAACTGGTGCCGCTACTACTGGTGCAACTGGTGCCGCTTGCTTGGCCAAATATTCATCGACCTTCTTATCAATGGTTGCATTGATAAGTGCTAATGGTACAGCCTGACCCGGTAATGGGAGCATTGTAATATTAGTTACAGGTTCCTTACGTAGGTATCCGCGCTGGTGGAGTGCTGTTAAACAATTCAGGCCATCCGGAAATGTTCTGCGGTTTAAGACTTCATAGAAATCATTCGTCTCCACGGATTCTTTGCTGTTAAGGCATTGAATTAAATAGTCGTGATAGCTGTCTGGAAGACGTTCTGTTTCAACGATTAAACAATTGTTTTCATCGTTTGGAAGTTTTCTAAACACTACAGCAACACGGACTCCGGTATTTAAAAGCTGACCGGCGTGCTTTTTTAGGCCTTCTATTGCCATAATTACTCCTTAAAAGGGAATTACCCCCTTTGGTTATGCTGCTGGTGCTTCTGCTGTCGCTGGTGCTTCTGCTGTCGCTTCCTTTGCCTGTGTACTTTCTACATATGCAAGGAATCCAGATAGCTTGTTATAAGCATCTCCGACTTGCGATAACTCACCTGCCTGGAACGCGCCACGACGTGAAGCCAAATCCACAACGCGAGCCAATAGTTGAAGATCAGCAATTGTAAGCTGAACTGGTTCTACTGAAGTTGTTGTTTGAGCTTCTGTTGCTGCTGTCACTGGTGCATCTACTACTTCTGGTGCTGCTGCCTTCTTGTTTGCTTTTGCCATTTTATTTTCCTTTGGTTAAATGTTTATTGTAAGAGCAATTCTATACGTTTTTATTTACCATCTCGCTCAAGTAATTCTGATTTTATTGGACAAATATAGGCGATTTTTAACTCTTTTTGTCATTAACAAAGTATATAACCAAAAGAAAAGCACCCGAAGGTGCTATTCTGTAGCAGTTGACTAGTACTCAACTTGCAGGGCCGGTTGGTTGCGGCAAAACTTTGACCAGATGCTCTGGCCAATTGATATAAAACTTCCATTCTTCATCACGGATATGAATCGGCAGAGTCTTCCTCTTAGCCAATATTTCGTAGTAAGTCGGCTTGTAAGGCTTCTTCTTTGGTACAATCAAATGGTCTGCACCCTTGTCGCTGTTACACGTCTTGCAGGATGTACATACATTCAGCCAGTTGGTCTTACCACCATGCGATCTTGGAACCACGTGGTCAAGTGTCAATTCAGTCAACTTCACCTTACCCTTTGCTTCCTTGCACCGGCTGCTAGTTTGAAGCTGGCATGTGAAATCATCACGCAAGTATACATTGTTCCGGCTGTACTTCAATGTCTTGCTCCACTTAACTTGTTCAGTCATAATAACAATAGATGGAACTTTCATTTCCAAAAATTGCGATCTAACAATCCATTCATCGTAGGACTTCAACACCTTCACCTTACCCAGAAACATTAGACGCACGGCAACTTGCCATGTTACTACAGAAAGAGGTACATGAGAGAGCGGTTGGCCATCAGCGTTGAGTAAAAGTGTATCCATGATTTTTATTTCTATTAAGAGGAGGACTAAGAGTCCTGTTGCTAGTATACGGCTAGCACCAAGATAGGTCAAGCAATCTGCTTGACTATTTCCAAATACTGCTGAAATTCGCGTGGGACGCCTTTGAGACTCATTGCTACCGCATCTTCACGTCTTTCGAAATCTACACGAAATGTTTCTCGGTAATGAACCATACCTGGTTCCCAATCTTTTATTACATCTCTTTCGATTTTGTATTGGACTTGATTGTTACACGAATCATCTACCCAATCTTTGAAGAAGATTTCGAGTAGTCGATGTTTATCTATATCGACACTATCTTTGATTTTAAAGAATAGGGAATTTGACATCAATGGGCCTCATTGATGTATTTATCCTACCTATTGGTCGAGAGTGAGCAACTTTAGGTTTATAGCTGCAATGGCAACCCTTGCATCTTCTCTATACATTTTTCTTTGATGTATATCATTCATTGAATGACCCGACCAAAGTTCTTCAAAGATGGGAGTAAACATAGTTTCGAGTGCCTCTTCAACATCGAAATCAGCACCAAGCTCGTCATCCACTATGACCTCTGCTTCACTCAATAATCTATTCTTGGCAATTGCCTTTGCAACGTCATCTAAGAAGATGTCGTCAGTTGGCAGTAAATAATTGTTCATCTTGTGTCCTTGTGCCTTGTGTTGTATTGTAGTTTATTGAGCTGCAATTAGCCGATTCTTTGCGAATTTAGCGGCTAACTGCATGATCAATCACTATCGCTTGCTTTGTGGCGAGTGACGATCTGGCTCATACCAGGCAGTCATACCAAACGGGGCAACTAAGCGACGCTGAGTATCACCGTGGATAAGGAACAGTGTATCGCACCAGTTCTCATCACCCCAGCTGCCGCATGGGTAACCGTCTGTCATCATGATGAAGCGTTCGGGTTGGATGTCATTTTCCTTCATGTAAGTCCAATTACACATGAAGTCAGTGCCGCCGCCGCCCTTTATTTCGTAGCTATCGATCTCATCGATGTTCTCAGGATTGAATTTGGCATAACCATACACACGAGTATCGAAGCACCAAACTTCAAGATCAAAGTCCATGAACTGTTCCATGATACCCTTGGTCTCACTAAGCAGGTCGCGCAGCATATCTTCGCTCATAGAACCCGAGCAGTCAATTGCCACGGCGGCCTTAACCTTGACGTCTTCCTTTGTGCCCGGAAGATAGATACCACTTGCTTGGCTTTTACGCGAGCAGCGGCTCCATGTAAAGTCATTCTTAATCATGGATTGGATCTTCATGTTAAGGATCTCACGCCAATCCATTTGTGGCTCAACTAAATCCTTCAACATGCGCTTCACACCCAACGGGGTATTACCGGCACCTGCAGATTTGGCAGCTTGCATAACGGCAGCACGAATTTCGTCTGTAAGGTTGCGACGCTCTTCATCTGTCATCGGCTCACCCTTACCATCACCTGGTTCCAAGTGAACGTCAAACTCCGGCCAATTGGCATTTGGATCTTTGAGCAAGAGTTCGTACACTTCTTCCGCAAACATACCTTTGTACTTTGCGTCGAAGCAGGCAGTAACACCAGATGTCTTTGGATCTGGAAGCTTGCCAACATTGTGCTCGTGGAGCTCGTAGTTAATAACAAAGTCAGCCGCAGCATTCCACATCTTGGGTTTACGGCTACCACGACGACTCATGTGATCGTAGACACAGTGTTCAACTTCGTGAGCAACAAGGAAGATGCATTCAGCTTTATTCAGCTTGCTAATGAAATCCCTGTTGTAATAGAAATAGCGACCATCAGTGCCAGCAGTCTTGCACCAGGTTTCATCTGTGGCATCCTTCATGATCAACCGAGTTGCAAGTGTACCCCAAAACGGTTGTTGAAGGAGCAGCGAAATTCGTGCTCGAATGATCTGTTCGACGACTGCTTCTGGACTATTATTTGCTGCCATATTTGTTCCTTTGTTGCCTATATTATATACTTATGTGGGCAAATTGTCTACAGGAAACGAATCATGTACGCACATGAACAAGGGCCTGAGAATATTTTGTTACACCGTTATGCCCAAGTACAATAGTTGTCATGGATGTATTACCATGCAATTTCCATCCGTATTCTAGGAGATCGTTTATCTGACGAATGAATGCTTCTCTATCATTACCTTCCACTATTGTATATTCTGTCATTATATATTCCTTACAAACACTAATGTTTCTTTGATATTGCCCTGAAATATCTTTTCCATTGTAGAATCGAATATTTCGAACTTATCGGGGTGTTTTATTATTTCACCAAAGGGGCCGGTTTGGCCCGCACGGTAATATCGATCATGGGAGAGAACACTTCTTATCTTATCCCCGCTTCTATGGAATTTCAGTCCTCTAAAATATATTTCCCGTACTTTTCGTGGAAGCCCTTGAACGTCTTCAGTTGACGGTGATTGATAGGCAGCGCATAGTCGCGAAGCGCAGTCTTAGCGCCCAGCACAATCATTTCAGTCTGGAAGTTATCCATCATGAATTCGAAGAAGTGATCAACGCATTCATGCCACGTATCCATTCCAAAGCCTTCTTCCTTTGCCTTTGCCTTTGCAACCCATTCCTGCAAGGTGTAGCACATGGAGATCGTCAGCGAATACATTGCGCTCAAGTCCTTGACATTCAGTGTCTTTTCCTTGCCCATCAACACATCTTCCGACTTTGGCATACGAGCAGCAACCTTGCGGTGTGCGCTGAATTCGGTTGCCAGACCGTCACCAACCGTACCTGCAACCAGTGCAGTATTCATGGATTCTGGCAGGTCGTCTGTAATCAGCTGACCAACGAATACCCACGAACGCGGAGTAGCGAATGCCTTGTCCGGGCTCTTGGAGTCGAAGTTGAAGAGCTTTTGCTTATGGTGCGACAAGAAGCCAACCACATCAGCATGGACACGGTTGCCAATTGCCCATTTCTGCCAGTCTTCGAAGTTTGCAGCCATTTCAATGTGGACCAAACGATTCGCAAGTGGGCTGGGCATACGATAGGTAACACCCTTATCGCTGTCACGGTTGCCAGCGCAAACCATCGACACACCCTTTGGCAGGTGATATTCGCCAACGCGGCGATTCAGGATCAGCTGGTAAGCCGCAGCCTGCACACTTGGAGGTGCAGCATTGATTTCGTCCAGGAACAAAATTGCATTGGAGAAGAAACCTTCAGTCGGCAGGTCTGCAGGCTGAGCCCACTTCATTGTCTTGGTTTCGGGATCGTAATACGGAATGCCCTTGATGTCAGTCGGCTCAAGCAAAAGCAGACGCATGTCAATCACAGGCCGGTTGGTATCAGCACCAATTTCCGCAATCAGTTCAGACTTGCCAATACCGGGAGGACCCCAGATCATCGCTGGGCGTCCAACCTTCATGCAGCGAGTAAGAAGTGTACGAACGTCCCTTGGGCGCTCAACGCGGTGTGTATCAAGTGTAGCCATTGTTAAATACTCCTGGGGTTAAAAATCTTGCTATGTGTCTATTATGCTATATTTATTATATAGCGTCAAGTGGTTATTTCACTTTTCCAGCCAGAACGTCCCACATCAGCTTGCCTTCTGCTTCTGCAATAAAGGTTGGCCAAATCTCAAACAATCTTGGTTGGCTAATCTTGTCGTAACCCTTCTTGAGTTTGGCCTGGACAAGTTTGTCGAGCTCATAGCCCGTCACGTTGGACTTAAACTGCATTGCCTTGCCGCGTCTTGCCCAAAAAACACAGCAATTCCAGCCGTCGTTCTTACGAGTCCATGTACTTGCATTAGGCGTAGGCCGATAGAAATAACCCCAGACTTTATCGTGGTTGTCTTCGTTACACCAGCCAATCCATCCGAAATTTTCAGATACAGACATATCATTCCTTATCTATAATAAATATATTTATATTATAACATATACATTGCCACTGTCAAGATAAATATACATATAATGATAAATTATCGGCCGACTTGGCTTTATATAAAGCAACACAATATTACAGGATTAAAATATTTTGGGAAGACTGTTAAGACTGATCCAACCAAATATAATGGATCGGGAAAATATTGGTTATTACATCTTAAAGAACATGGGCATAATGTATCTACTATATGGTATCAATTATTTACAGAACAGGCTGATCTTGAAAGCTATGCACTAAGTTTTTCGGCTGAAAATAATATATCAGAATCTAAAGAATGGGCTAACTTAAAACCAGAGAATGGGTTAGATGGCGGATGCGTGGGCACCCATCGTTCGATATCTACACGACAAAAATTATCAGAAGCAAATAAGGGTAAGAAACAATCAGAAGAAACAAAACTGAAACGATCCAGATCAAACAAAGGTAAGCATGGCATTCCGAAGAGTGAAGAAACAATACAGAAAATAAAGACTGCTCGAAAATTACAGATTATGACACCACATTCTCAAGAAACGAAACAAAAAATTAGTGCAGCAAATAAAGGTAGAAAGTTGTCAGAAGAAACGAAACAAAAAATGAGAAGATCTATAATAATTTTAGGAAATAATTATTCTAGTGTAAAATATGCTGCTATTTCGTTAGGTATTTCTGAAGCGGTAATTTATAAAAATCTCATATCGTTAAAATATCCTGAATGGAATTACACTTAAAATACACCTTTCAGTTTATTTACAACAAGTATCTGGCCGAGTCCGGGCCAATCATCAAGAAAAACCTTGACATCATAATTCCAACTATCATTGCCACCATAATTCCAACTATCATTGCCACCACCACCTGTGCCAGTCTTTAATCCGACAATCTCGAGTGCTTCACTATACGGATAAGACCAATTGTACTTTGAGGGTCTTACCAAAGTACCATTGATATAGCCTTCCCATCCGGGATAACTGGTAACACCGGGATTCTTAGCACACCAATTTGTTATACCATTATCGGGACATTGGTGTGAATTAGATACACACGGACTATATTTAATTCGTAACTCTATATCAGTAAATTTATCATCTGGATGAAATCCACGTTGATATTTCTTATCATCTGGGAATTTTAGCGCGTTGGCCGCATCCATAATGTATCGTTGATTCTTCATGAACCACGGAATAATATCATTAGGATCATAGATCTCTGATCTTTCTTTTGCAAGCCATACAGCAAATTCCTTACGAATTTTTTCGTGCAGACGCAGTTCTTTCTGCTTTGTTCGCATAGCCTTCAAATGCAGGATATACTTCGCCCGATCCTTATCTTCGAAGAGTTTTCCTGTAATCCTGCATTTATGAACTTGAACTTTCATATCAACCTTTTATCTTATCCCACATCAATTCATCATCACGTACATATGCAATAGGCTTTAACCATCCGTTTCGAATTGCCTGCGTTACGAGACTAACATATTCATTAGGGCAATGTTCGGTAATCTCGAATCCGGCACGTGGAGTCAATGTAACATTTCCAACAATATGGAACATAGGATCGCCTTCACGCAGAGTCCTAATATTACTTTTCTCAGCTACATATCCCATAACACTCCTAAATGGAAAAGGGTACACAGTTTCCTGCACACCCTAATTATAAGTTAGATCTACTATGTAGTCAACTGGTATTATACGGTCTCAATACCGTTCAACTTCCATGCACCATCATGAAGTTCGTAGTGCCATACTTGGTCCACCGTTGCACCCTTGCCCATATGCACATCCGGCATAATAGCAATATGGCCAGCCAATACCGGCAATTGGGAGATGTTGAAAATTTGGTCAAGAGCTGACTGCTCTACTTCCATATCTCCAACCCACATTTTTACATTTGCGATTTCCATTTATTTTCCTGGGTAACTATCTGTTATATCTTCAACTTCTGGATTACCATTTATGCTGAGCCAACGACTCCAGACATACATAGCATCGCTATTATAGCCTGAATCGCCCACTAATTCATATATCCGACCACTCTTTGTGACGCCCTTACGAGCAGCGCCATCAAATGTTTGAACGGCAGAACAAACTCGTCCTTCACCATGCCAACCATCTGTATAACCAACAAAGTGGACAGTTTCTTTACCGTCGGGGGAGATAGCGCCACCACGTACAGAGAAGATTCTCCACTGTGTTAGTTT